GGGCCATTTAATTCACACAACCCCATGGCCGAGTTTTCAGTCTTCCCGGGACTAGTAGGCGAAGCCCTCAAGTGGTATAGCTGGGCGGCCTAGAATGTGGCTGAACGTTATGAGGTCTGCGGAACGCAATTTCTCTTCAATGGCTCGCTGATGGTCCGGTTGTACGCCGTGGGCAAGCCAAAAGGAGTAGCGCGCTTCAGGGGAGACATCCCCATATGAGCGCGTCATACCTCTCGCTGCCATTAGCATTCCGGTTTCCATCGCGCCAGTGTCCAGTAGTCGTGACGCCCCACGTCTCCAGCGTTTGCTGGACAATGCCCCAGCTGATCGCTGGTACAAGTCGTAGAAATCTTGCCAGATGGGTATGCCTCCAGTCAATGACATTCCCCCATCACCCACAGCCCCAAGCCAGGCTTTCAACACGCGCTGACTGGTCAGCGGAAGCAAACTAATGCTGTCCTTGTGGAAGCTCTTCATGTTTCGAACCATGGTGTAGGAGTGGCCATCGAAGATTGGGTGGGCTTGGCAGAACTCAATCCGCTCCAGTTCATAGACTGGCTCCTCTACGGTCATTGAAAACCCTAATTTGAGGAACCACTCCTTAAACCCAGCAATGAACCTGGGAAGGTCCTTTGTCTCCATTATCACCACCCCATCGTCACCATTATTGACAAACTCACAGTCAACACCGACGTGCCGAGCATAAGCCTTCATCGAAACACACATGATCAAGCAATTCCCACAGCCGGTGTTCATATCGCCAGAACACCGACATCCGCACATACGGTACTTGAGCTTACCGTTATGACAGTACCCAAAGCCCCTATTATCAATCTGGAGCTTCAGTAACTTCTTCAACTCTGCGCGGTTCCGACCCTTAAAGCACTTGCAATACCGACGGTGCTCCCACTCAAGAGCGGGTTCAGAAATGTGTTGGTCATAGCGGATGGCATCAACTCCAACCGCAGAAGGACGCTTGAACCGTCCCCACTTCTTAGCAATCGACCGGCCTACTTGCCCGGCATTCATCCCTTTCATAACCACCTTACTACCCCATAGCTTCCCTAACGCGCGATACACTCGCCCCTCGATCGGTTTCAGGTACCGACCAACCTCGACATTGTACCTCGGGTGACGTGGTTGGATCACTCTTGGTGCGGATCCGGGCTTTCCTTTTTCT